TGAAGTGGAAAACTATTTGGAGTTCGTAGAAGACAGAAACTTCAATGATTTCAGATATAGTATTTCGAACGATAAACTCATTCAGTTAGGATGGAGCGAATCTGTTCCGTTCGAGGAAGGTCTTAAAGAGACCGTAGATTGGTATTTAAACGTTGAGAAGCAGCATTGGTAGTCTCTTATAGCAGAACGACATCAAACTCAACACAGACACTTCCATCTACGCCAAATACACTTGAAAGTTTTTGAATTTCCTTACGAGGAACTGCTGAATCTTTTGAATAACGAGCAATTGCCTTATATAACTCGAACCCATGATACCGCTCATGTTGTGTGTTTACTTTCCCGAATAGCAGAGATGTATCGTCCTCTTGTTTCAGCCACCGAATAAGTGTATTGAAGATTGGGTTTGAGAAATACTCCTTGTGTTCGGGACCTTCCGGAAAGAGATCCCAGAACATACATGTAGCAATACGAACACAATCAAATGAAGGATTTGGCTTAATATATTCATGTTTTGCGGAATAGAATGGTTCTATATTGTATTGCCCGCCAGCATCTTCATCGACCGCAAAGTTGTCGCTCATGAATACTTTCGGCTGTTTCATTCCAGTAATGCGAACGGACCCGATTCCTCTTTCAAAATCGATCAATTTCACGATATACCCGTAAGTAGGAACCTTGTAAACTTGCCCTTCGAGATTATACCATAAATGTTCCTTAGAAGTCTTGACATACATAATGTTGTTCGTATGGAGATCATTGTGTATGAAGCCAAATGTTCGTTGTGCAAAACAAAGAGCAAATAATACCTGCGTCATCCAACTAATATGTTTCGTAGTTTCTGTTTCAAGACACATGAGTTCATATAGAGTTCCTTCACACCGTTCCATAACAGTCAGTTGAACAGGTGCATTCGAAATCGTAGACCATGCAAAATTTTCATCTTCTTCAACCTCTGTGATATCTTCATCCACATCCGAGCAATCACATGAATTGATTTCAAAAACATAAGAAGTAGAAACGGACGATGAATCAGATTCGGCATCGTCGCTAGAAAGATCTTTTTCAAACATGGGGCGCATTTCTGCTATTTCTATATTATCGGGGACAGCAATGCCTTCAATTTCGTCAACTGGTCCTAATGCACTTTCTGCACCAAGTTCAACTTCCATACGCTGGCTCCGAGTGTGCTGAAAGTCCCCGGATTTCGATATATGGTCTGAGAGTTGAAGCTGGAAATATCTACCGATGTTTCTAGAAAACCATGGTCGTTCAACTAAGTCTTCATAATCATCTGAAATATCAAAGGTATGTTTATTTGCGATTCCAGAATACACTCCATATACCTTTGGGAAGTGGACACATTCCGTATGTGAAAGGAGAGATGCAAACAAACTGCCAACATATGCAGCGTTATGTGGGGATTGAATCTTGTTTGTTGCAGTTGTCGCATACTCCTTTGTCGTTGGGAGCCCAACTGCGGTTCCATAATCGCCTCGCATCCATCGAAGAGGGTTGAGGATAGAAGATTGTTTAATGTGGACATCTACGGTCTCTCCCTTCGTTGTTTGAATTGTGTTCTTACCAACTACTGACTGAATACCTTCTGAAAATTTCAATCCATGATCTCTAACGTTTTCCAAATTCTCAGTCTTGAACAACAATTCCAAAGAAGGAAAAAACGGCTGGATATGATCGACGCCCCAATGAGTATTTGCTCCCGCTCTTACCGACTCTATATCGCGATACCTTTGTACTTGGATGGATATTGGAACACTCCGAAGTTCACACGACGATGCTCTACGTTTTCCCATTCTTATTCAGCGTGTACAATCCAAAACCAAAATATTCACGCATAGTGTTAATAGTATGAATTTTCAAATCAAGAAATTCAATATCGATATGATTCGAGATCGATGCGATATTGATTCAAGAAAATCTCCAATGATAGTTGTGATAGGTAAGAAAGATACTGGAAAGTCTTTTTTAGTTCGCGATATCTTGGCAAACACCCAAGCATCATTCCCTATTGGAACTGTCATTTCCGGAACAGAAGTCGCAAATGAATTCTTCCAGCATATGGTTCCCTCCAAACTAATTCACGACAAATATGCTCCGTCGATTGTTATGAATGTCATTAAGCGCCAACTCAATGTGAAGGCAGCGCGCAATAACGATAAAAAGTCTCACGGAGGTAGTTCAGCCGTCGATCCCCGCGCATTCCTGATTTTGGACGATTGCTTGTATGATTCTTCATGGATTAAAGAGGAGTCTACTCGTTACGTATTTATGAACGGTCGTCACGTCGATATGATGACAATCATTACGATGCAGTACCCTTTGGGCATTACCCCCAATCTGCGCACGAACGTCGACTTCATCTTCATTCTTCGTGAGAACATCACCAGCAATCGCCGCCGTATTTACGATAACTACGCAGGTATGTTTCCCACATTCGAGATGTTTTCGCAATTCATGGACCAATGCACGGAAAACTTCGAGTGTTTGGTGATCTGTAACGGTATTCAATCCAATAAACTAGAAGATCAGGTGTTTTGGTATAAAGCATCTGATCATCCGCCTTTCAAGATGTGTGATGACTCATTGTGGGCCGATAATAAACCATTCTCAAGTGCTATGATGGCACAAGATGAGTATTCGGCAGGAACTATTCAAAAGAAGAACGCAGGACCATGGGTGAATGTGAAGAAGGTTGGAAAGGATTAACGACGATATGTTCTCCTATTATTCATTCTTTGGCGCCAAGTTCGGTTTCCTCCAATACGTCCTCGCTTCATATTGGGCTCCACTCCTTCCTGTTCTGTTTGAACATTTCCATCTAGTTGCTGTAACCCAGACTGAATATATGTGACTAATGAACTCCATTCACGCATCGCATCCACCTTCAATGGAAGACTTGGACTTAAGCCACTCACCCAAGGATGTATGTCCGTGAAATACTTATCCTTCTTTTTCTCCGAATTGACTTCATTGTCGAAAATAGTCAGAAGAATTGCAAGTTTCACTTCAGGAGTGTTTCCAGTCAACATTAATCCGTTCATGAACTCTGCCTCGATAGGACTGTCATCTGAAATGTAGGGATCAAAGTCGCGCGTCCCATCTGGAAGTGTAAAGAAACTAAACAGGAAATTCAGAAGTTTGTCCGTATCTGTAGGTTGATAGGGAACGCCATAGTTATCTTCCGCGTTCTCTTTAATTGCAAGGAGGCCAGACTGCCATGTATAGGAAATATCTCGCATGACATCCAGAGTGTTTTGGGTATTGAGATACCCAATTTTATAAGCAAGAGACATACTGCGTTCAGTCTGCATCAGAACTTCAGGTTTATACCCACCATCACTAAATATGTCAGGTGCTGCGGAAATGATTGCTTGTGTTAGAGTCGCCTCTACGTGCGATGCCGCCAAGGTGCACACACTTCGGAACAAATCCCCAAGATCCAAGAACTGCGCAAAGTCTGGGCGTTGTTGAGGTGAAATAACAAAATCCCCTTCGCGTGAACGCTTAGCACCTCCGACTACCCCAGCTGGTTTCGGGGCTTCTACGAACATCCTTTGCGTCATATCTACGACGGCTTGGCGCATCTGTTCAATGGAAAGACCGTTTGGAATATCTATTAATTCTTCAAGCCTATTCCCAACTTCGGCGTTGAAGAACGTTTTTAAGAGTGTATTTCGTTCCGTGAAAAAATTGGCGAGTGCCGTATAAGCCATCGTAAGTCTATCTTGACGTCCTCCTGGTCGCGACGGATTCAGTATTCCAACCATAATTCGAAATCTTTTGTTGAAGTTCGCGAATTGAGTTTGAGATACGTTGAAGGCAGAGTTGGATGCCCCCCTTTTGATCGCACCTGAATCTATAAACATTCTTCCTCGGAACAAGCCTTTGTCCGACATCTGTATATCCAATACGCCTGCAGATGCGTCAAAAATACTCTTAAGCTGACCAATGATTTCAGTCACGTTCTGTTGACCTTTCATTAAATTCGTTCCAGAGATCGTCCACCCAGAAGGCAACTTGCTCGGCGCACCCACATACGTCATTGGCGCCAGTTCTTCCAATAAGCTCTTGTATTCCTGGAGGCGTTCAGGTCCACCAAGTGTGGTAGATATTTGCGTAAGTGCGCTCTGCAAACCTGTCTTTAGAGTATTTGCGTGCTCCAAACAATCCTTCATTTTAAGCCGCATGAGATATGTCGTCAAGGCGTTCGACAACTCGACCTGTTTTGTTTGGTCACTGAACGTGTTCACATCAATACCCTCAAATCCTCGATTGATGGCCTCCACAGTTCCAGACGTAGCAAAATATCCGCTCTGTCCATTTGTGAACTCCGCAATTGCACTTGAGAGTGCCCCTTCGGCTTCGTTCAACGTCTGAGCTGCTGTTATACGCAGAACTTGTTCCTGTGCGAACGACATCGCATATTGAACGACTCTCTCGGCCTCTGTAAGGTCTCGTTGTTCAAAACGATACAGAACTGTCTCGGCAGTAGCATTGTTGCTCCATATACAAGACTTCCTAGAGAATCGAGCATACAAACTACACAGGTGATCAATTGTAGCGAAAATAACGTTCGGCATTGTCGCAGACGCATTGACCTGCTCATAGTCTCCCATACGCTTCAAATCAAATAGCAAACTACGTTTTATTTCGGGATTAATCCCCAATCTGTCGATTCCATTGAGTTTCAAGATATTGGAGTGTTCAGGTTCTTCCCTGAAGTTACCATTCAATATCGATGTTACGAGATAGTTCACAGAGGGCCCATCCTTTTGCGATGGAGAAAACGGTAAGGACGTGGTTTTACGTGTTGCGGTGTCGGTAACCTCAATGGAAAACCCATACGGATTCAAAGACCCAAACCCACGGTTCTTAAACGCGATATCGAACTTTCCATTTGTGAACGCATTGCTTTTTACACTCGCATTTGATGGGAATTGATACTGCACGATTGGCATACTTTTCAAAGGAGTTGCTGCCGAATCAGCGATGTTTTGAGGGAATATCTGATTAAAGACGTCAATTCCTTTCAGAAGTTTACGAGGAATAACAGGCCCTGCGTCAAATGTAATTCCAACCGTAGATGCCTCTAACTTTGGCGCACCATCTTCCCGTGGGAACATATACCTCAGAACAAAGTTCCCGATTGTGTTCCTTTCAGACTCCGTCAACATATCAAATGTCTTATCGGGAGCAGTATTGATTTCTAAAATGTTTCCGCCTTCTCCGAACCCTGTTGTCGTGTAGTCTACACTTCCACTTAATATGTCGTCATAGGTAACTGATTTGCGAGTGGGAGCGAATAAGTATGCTGGGAGCACTTTGGACTCGTATTCTAAAATAGCTTTGCGCTCAAAGTCTGTAGCAGCAGGGTTCAAAGCGCCCTTCACATCATCGAACGTGGTTCCTGTCCCAGCAATCGCAGACTGTATCTTTGTCCGCACAGAATTTGTAATCTCTGGGTTGCCGTGCATAGGACTTACTTCGCCTCGAGGGTCCCAAAAATCATGAAGGGTGTCTAAATTCGCAAGTCGAATGAAGTTTGCCTTGAAGGCTGCCGGAGCATTGGACCATACCCGGTCAACCCATTGTTGTGCCATTAATATCAACTTCTAATTGTTTTTACAGATCGCGCACGCCTCCCTCCGTCGGATGAACGGGTGTCTCGATAACATCCTGAATCTGGTGCGCCTCACTTGATGCATTCGTCTCGGCGGCCAGATCCTGAATCGTCTTGCGATTACGCTCCGCATTCTCCTTCTTCTGCTTCTCTATCTTCATGGCCTTCTCCTCCTCGAAGAAGATCTCGCGGTTCGTCTCGTTCTCCTTATACTTCCTCATCAACTCGTTCAGCTCCTTCTCGGCATACTCCACCTCTGGCATCATATGCTCTGAAGGGTCCCAAGGGAGCCACGCACCCACCTTGCCGACATACAGGTTGTCACGAGGGTAGCGGCGCTGAAGGACCTTAGAATACATCTGCGCCTCCTGGAGATCGGCAAACACACGGCGAACCTTCACACCACGCACATTCGTCTGGAACTGGACCTTCTCGGTAAACAGAGACTCCAACTCCTTCTCCTTCTTCAGCATGAACACCTCGTGCT